GAAAAGAGTAACTTGTTTCTTTCCACTACAATAAAAGTAATTATCCGCTTCGTGAATGTATGGATTGTTACATCCTAGTTGCTTCTCGTACCAAATGCACTGTTTCTTGTACATTTCAAATACATTTTCATTCGGATCGCATCCATAAAACTCTTCTGCATTTGAAGCATAGAATCCTGCAAGACGATCTCCCCATCCACAACTCGTATCCATCACAACTTTTGCATTTGTTATTTGATAAATGGATTTTGCAACATGTGGTTTAAATTGAGTTGCAACATAAGCACCAAGACGGAAAGAACCCCTCCAGTTATGAAGTCCAACTTGAGTATTTCCCAATCTCCAAAATGTATAATTCATCTTTTGAAGAAGTGCTTCGTCTTTCCAAATTTCTAGCGGAGCAGCAAACCCATATGATCCGCATGAAAGACGATTTTCTTGTTGGAAAAAATTACTAACATCATTGTAGTAATGACCAAACTGAATCAACCCAAATCCATATTCATTAAATGGATACTTGTAATCGTCGTACTTTTCCAGTACATCCCGTTGCTTCAATGCTTCTCCGCTGATTATAAACTTATTACAATCATCAGCACAGAACTTTTGAAACTTGTTTACCACTTCTGATTCTTCAATCTCACGAAATGGAAACTTTGGTTTTTCTGTTACAATATAACGAGCAAGCGCATCCTTAATGTCTTGCTTCTTATAATTTTCATTCATTTCCCTCCACTTATCGGGAGGAATAATCGGTAAACCATTTTCGTCTGCGTACAACTTTAATTCATCAACAAGATCAAGCAAACAGGGATTCAAGGGTTTGTTCCTTTTCTATTTTCCATCCAATCGCGTCTAGGATGGTCTTGAGTGGTTCTACGAAGGAGACTTCAAATTGCTTGTTGAAGTCTATAAATCTATCTAGGTCAAACTCCTTCGGAAGTTTGCCTGGAAATGAAGCAACTCCTGCACCAAATGGATTTGGTTCTTTGAGATACACAAACTTAATCTTTTCACCATCACGAACCAGTGAATACTTCTTTTGAAGATTATTCTTGCGTATAAAGTGATTATACAGCAGAGATCCCTTTACTGCAATAGGAGTCGATTTACGATAGATGTTTGTACTATCTGCGTACTTATCCATTCCATTGCATCCTCGGGGAAATGCAATGTCTTCTACGGGACTCTTGTTGAATTTAGTTTTAAATACATCCGTGTACTTGATCAGTTGTTCTTCATTACCATTTAGAATAATTTCAATACAATCTGCAAGGGCATTACGCACAATTTCTGGCGTGGAGGATCTTGCGGTTTCGATACCCATGATCTTTTGTTCTGGTTTCTTTAAAACAACACCATCTTCACCAACAATAACATTCAACATGTAGCGTTTCTTTGCAGTCCAAATACCCTTGTCTGCAATTGCTTCTCGCTTCATGTTCATCTTCTGATCAAAAGCATTCATGATTACTGCAAGTTCATTGTACTTCTTGTCAATAAATGGTTGAACTGCTTTATCACAAGCATTCAACAAGAACTTAATGATTTTTTCATTGTTTGTTTCATTTGGCAAAACCGTGGTGACGAGCGTATCCATTCGCAAGTAGATACTATCTGTATCGCTTGCAATCACATAATTCTCGTCCTTCGTACCCACAGTTTGATTCATGTATTCATTTAGATACTTTTCAATCCAACGAATGGACAATTGACCAGAAATGGTAATTGCTTCTGCCATATCAAGATTATAATATCGGAAGTATTGATTTCCGATTGCACCGAATGCAGAATTCAATTGAATCTTACGAGCAAGTTGGAAGTTGTGATACTTTGCAATCTGCTTCTTCAGATAAGTCTTCTCTTCATTCGATGCGGTTTCGGGAAGAGTCTTAAGTTGTGCTTTACACTCCAACATCTTCTTCTTGTAAATCTTTCGCTCTTCGTACAGAGTGTGCATCAGATGTGGAAGGAAGCCTTGCTTCTTTTTGGAATAGGTTGTTCCGTTTGCTGCAATTGAAAGATTCTTTGCTTTGTATTCTTGAAGAAAAGTATTTGTTACTTGTCCATTTGTCAGTACACCATCGGGACTGATGTATCCACGCTTACCGTCTACCGTAAGGGTTTCGGGAGAGATGTTGTATTGCATGATAAGATGCGGATACAAACTATCCAAGTCGAAGGACACCACCCATTTGTGCATACCCACATCTGGTTCTTTTACATATGCACCTTCAAACTTATCATCCTTCTCACCAGACTTCTTCATTGGAATTACAATGTTTCGTGAATTGAGATGGTGATAGATGATCTGATCCCATGTACGAACCTGAGAAAAAATATCATTATGGTTTACCTTTGCAGAATATGCAATTCGCAAGGCAAGTTCCATAAGACGAAGTTTCTCTTCAAGACGAACGACTAGATCGACATCCTTGACATTATACTCAATGAACTTCTGAAAGTTCTTGGTATAAAAGTCACTAATACTTTCGTATTCGGAATATGAAGTCTTGCGTTCACCTAGTTCAACATACGCAATGTGATCTAGTTTGTAGGATTCACGGTTTACGAATGTAAGTTTGCGATAAAGATCAAAGTAATCAAGTGTAGAAATACCAACAAGATCATACACAGTATGATCTCTCTGCATCACGGTAACGATTCGTTCCTTGATATGATTCCAAGGCGAAAGACGCTTGGATTCTCCTTCACCCAACACTCGCTCAATGCGGTTAATAAGATATGGAATATCAAAGAAATTAACATTCCAACCAGTAATGATGTCAATATCAAGTTGCTTCCAGTACTCCAAGAAGTCTTCAAGCATTCTTGATTCACTAGAATAACAACGAGCATCATGCTCGGAATTTAGTTCTTTGAACTTACCAAGTGCAAAGGTGCAAACCTTTGTTCCAATTCGAATTGTAATCGCAATTACTTCTTCGTTTGCGGTAGATACATCGGGGAATCCTTCTTCACACTTGGTTTCGATGTCAAAGTATGCAACCCGAAGATCATCCGAATCGTATTCCATTTCATTTGGAAATGTTTCAGAAATAAACTGATAAGTGTAATCAGTATTACCGTAGATACTGAAACCTTTTACATCAGAATACTGATCTATAAATTCTCTACAATCACCGATGGATCCAGGCTGAAAAGGTTCAACTGGTTCACCGAATAGAGTTTTATAGTTTGTTTTCTTTTTGGTAGGTACGAATAAAGTAGGACGGAAGGGAATCTTTTCATGGATTCGTCTTCCGTTCTCATACCCGCGAAAGAGGATGTTATCCCCTCTTACAGAAATATTAGTGTAGATCTTTTGATTTGACATATGCAGAGAAGAGTACGCAGTAATTGATGATGTCTACGATTGCGTCATTATATCCTTCGTTGTCAACTTGCAGTTTACCGGCATCTGCAAATGTAGACAAGCGTGATAACTTATCCGTCATGCGTACTAAAAATCCTGCTTCTGTAGTGCAAATTCCCATTGCTTCACATCTTTCAAAGTTTGCAAATGGAGTCTTTCCACTATTTCCTGCATAGTCGTGGTTTTTCTTTTTCATGAGTTCAAGTGCTTGTCGGCACAGATCCTCATGATGTTGAATCAATTCATCTCGCGTCATGCTCATGTTGATACTCCTGTGGAACCGAATCCACCATTACGATCAGACTTTTGTGATGGTGGAGTATAGCATGGTTCTATGGTATAGTCAAGATTTTTTATCAACTCTGCTTGACAGATTCTGTCTCCGTGAGTAAATGTAAATGAATCTGCTCCTGTATTTGTAAGAATAACTTTAAGTTCTTCGACATAATCCGAATCAATAATTCCTTCACAGTTTGTCATGGTGACACCATTCTTTAATGCCAAACCAGAGCGAGGATGTAATCTTACAGAATAACCCTGTGGGATATCTAATATTAATCCCGTTGGTATTGCTGCTCTTTGTTTTGGAAACAAAGTAAAGGTATAAGGTTCTTCAACCTTTACAATTCGTTTTTCCGTATAGGGGCCATATACAAGAATTTCTTGATCTCGCATACACGCAGAAATGTCAAAACAAGCAGATTGCTTGGTCGCAAACTTTGGAAAAGTTGCGTAGGGATTTGTTTGATAAATTTTAAGCATAATTTAAATCTCACACAATATTATACATTCAGAATTTTTTTCGTCTAAGAAAGTTCTATATTTACTAACATTTAAAGTAGATATGAGAGTTAAAAGTTCTTGTGGTTCATAAGAAACTACTCTTTTAGAATCTACATTTAGAATAACACTAAATATTAAATATTTTGTACTCTGTTGTTTACTTTTTAAAAGTAAAGTTTCTAGTACTTTTTTATTATTCTGTTCGGTAGATGGATACCCGCATGTACCAAATAAACAAACAACATCATATTGCTTATCGGGTATAGAAGTATAACAAGGGCATAAACACAAAGCAAGAGAATCTTCACGAATATCTACTGCTTCATATAAACAAGTTTTATTATGATCCTCTAACCATGTTTTAAGTAAACATGGCCCAGAACCAACATCCAATATTGAATCAAAATTTAAATATTGGAGTAGATCAAATCTACGAGTATCATCTACATCGTAACCAGTGTCACTTGCTGATTTGTACATGTTAAATACCTAGATACAAATCTATTTGTTCGTGAGTTTGAAGATCTATTATCTCTTGTCTTTTTGTTCTATAAATATTGATTTCTTGTTGTACTAAAGCAAAATCAGAATATTGACCATCAAATTCTTTAATTAATTCAGCCTGAACCAAATTAAATGAAGTAAGATTTAATTCTTCCATCAACATATGTTTTCTAAACAAAACATCTACATCAATAATTGACCATGTTATTTGTACTGGATTTGTTAGTATATTAAATGAATGTGGTCCTTTAATTTGTCTTCCGATAGTCAAAATAGGTTCTATTTCTATTGCTTCTCTCCAATCACCAACAGAATTTTCTGGAATATAATCCATACACTCCACTACTTCGTTGTTTTGAACTCTAACATATTTTGCCATATTTTACTCCATTTTTTGTTATTAAATATTTTTTTCATTTCTACTTGCATTTCGTGCATTGGTGTATTCCAACAATTAAATGTTTTTTGACGAAATAATTGCATAGATTGGTAATATGGGCTTTTATCTTCCGTTCCGCACCAAAGATAATCATGTAGTATTGGCACTAATACAAAAGTTTTTATTCCCATACCACCCGCAAGATGAGCAACAGCAGAACAATCAGAAACCAATAAATCACAATCTTCTATAGTTTGTTTCATTACAAATAAATTATTTGATTTTATTTTACTAACAAATTGTGGATAATTTATATTACTATCCTCTAAAGTAACAACATCTATATTTAGATCCTTTATTGCTAGAAAAAAATCAGTATAATTTCTTTTATTATCAGTAAGTGATAATGCAATAATTGGTTTTTTATGTTTTTTATTTCTTTTTTTAATATGTGGAGTTTTGTCTATATCTTTAAATTCATACCCAAGAGGTATAAGCACCGACATAGATGGGACCCAAAAATCATTATAAACACTATTAACTGCTGATTGTTCAATTATTAAATCAACACCTAAACTTTTTATTAAAGGAAAAAGTTCCCGAGAACAGGCAACAACAAGATCACATCCTCTATTTTTAATATCTCTAATATACTTAGAATAATGAATTTGATTTGATATATCTCCTTCAAGATAATAAAGGAGCATTCCTTTAGATTTACCATCCCATATTTCTGTAGATATGTTTGGATTTGGATTACCAAAACAATGTTCAAATCTACCATATGCTAAGTGCTGCATTCCTTCTTGCAATTTATTTTGTTCTAATAAATGCCAACCTAAGTTGTATAATATTTTATTGCAGTTTTGATTTTCTTTTTTTGCTTCACACAACACATCGTAAGATTCTTTTATTTTTCCTTCAAGCATTAAGTCTATTGACACATCTAATTTCTTCTTTTCACTTACAATATTTTTTGACCAAAAATTTGGTTGATCAAATGAATCAAAATGATGCCCAAGAATAGTTTTTGAGTCATCATTGTGTTGATATTTAAGTTCTGAAGATATTTTATGCAACCCAGAAATTCCCCATGCCACATCATCATCTTCAGCAACAATTTTTGTATCTATGTTTTTGTAGTCATAAACAAATGATTCTATTTTTAGAAATTCGTGGATTCTTTCCATTTCTTGTTCTGGAAATTGAATAAGATTATCGTATTCTACAAATAAAATGTTTTCAGGATAAGATCTATATCCTTCCTGTAACAAGATATATGAAGATCTTAAATGATGTATTACGGACGAATTATATAAAAAATCATCTAAATTATTTGGTTTTACAATACGAACAAAAGAAGCGGCACACTCTGCTGTAGATCTTACGGTTGCAATTATTTTAGGAGGCGTCCCTAAAACATTTGTCATAGTTTTCATAATAGTTGGATTAACCCAAGATCTACTTTTGTCTATTACTATTTCTTTAGTGATGTTTTTATACTTACTTTCTATTATAGAACGAAGCATTCTATATGCTTCTTCAACATCACTTCCTTGAGCGATGGTGGTGGGAGACTTTTCCCATGTAGTGCATACTGCACCCATAATATCAACTAAACCACTTGTACAAGTTGAATATATCTTTGGATGCTGATTCAATAATGAGGAAAGAACCGTAGAACCACTTCTAGGTAAACCACTTAAAAAATAAATCATAATATTAATATTTTGTTATAGCAAGTGCATGATCTCTGCCGCAACTTACATTTTTCCACTTTATAGTTGTTCCAATTTGAGTAGGAACAGCAACATAAGTTGTTATACTTCCAATACCCGCTTGGCCTTGTTCATTTTTACCCCATCCCCATAAAGTACCATCACTTCTTACTCCAGTACTGTGGTAATATCCAGCACTGATATATGACCATGTGGTAGCAGAACCAATTTTAACAGGAGCATTCCTATAAGTACCTGTACCATCCCCCAATTGAGTTCTATGATTTCTACCCCATGCCCATAATGTTCCATCTGTTTTTAATGCTAGAGTATGATCTCTACCACAAGAAACTCTCGCCCAATTTGTGTCTGTTCCTACTTGAGTAAATGTTGAACGATTTGTATTATCGCCTAATCCCAACTCACCACTTGAATTTCTACCAACAGCCCATAAAGTTCCATTTGTTTTAATTGCCATATTAAAAAAACTATTAGCAGATATTTTGGACCAATTTGTATCACTTCCTACCTGTACAGGTGAAGAATAATAATTTAAATTACCTCTACCACCTTGTCCAAAATTACTAGCACCCCATGTCCATAAAGTGCCATTTGTTTTTATACCAATAGAATGATAAATACCACCAGTAGCATATGTCCAAGTATCAGAACCAACCTGAGCAAAAGTGCTTCTACTGGCAAAAGAACCGAGTCCCAATTGACCATATCCACCATAACCAGATGCCCAAAGTGTTCCGTTAGTTTTTATGGCAAGGGTATGTCTTTGACCTCTTACATACTGCCAATTAGTATCGGATCCGACTTGAGTAGGACTAGATCTGGTTGTAGTATCACCCAACCCCAATTGCCCATTACCATTTCCGCCCCAGGCCCATAAAGTTCCATTATTTTTAATTGCTAATGAACTTAAAGCAGTAGAACCAACATATTTCCATATAGTATCCGTACCTATTGTGGTAGGAGATGTTCTTGTTGTGGTATCACCAGTACCAAGTCTACTAAAACTGTTTAACCCCCAAGCATATAATTTATTACTAAATTTACTTGCAGTTAAAGATAAAGATCCTATTAATCCACCAAGAATCATGAGAAGTTTAATCCCCCGACCATTCCATACCAAGTAGTTCCACCATCATATGTACGTGCTTAAATCTACCGCTAAAGATTGAACCATTCCACCAGTATAGGTCGGTGTTCCTTTTGATTCAAAATAATTTCTTAATTCAACCTCTCTAAGAATATTAGAGTTTAAGTCTATGGTTGATGTACCACCTGTTGCACCGATATTGATCGTAGAAGAAGTTGCACCACCAATATTTAAAGTAGTTGCTGTTGCATTGAATAAAGATGCAGTCGCCGACGATGTGGTTAAATCTCCACCGTTTACCGCAACATCGCCTGTTACTGTTAAAGTATCGGTAGTCTTGTTATAGGTTAATCCAGAGTCTCCTCCGAGATTACCACCATCATTAAATTGAACTTGAGTATCGGAACCCGCTGGTGCTGCACCGATAAGAGTTCCAGATCCATCGGCAGCACCAATATAGATACGCTTATTTGTTGTATCTACCGCTAATTCATGTTGAGTTATTGTACCTGTTGTCGGAGCAGTAGTACCCCGTCTTGGTTTAATTGTTGCCATTCATGACTCCATATTAGTAAGAATCACCATCCAAAATGTCTTCCGATTCTTTGATCTTTGACTTCTTCTTTTTCGGTTCTGATGCTTCAATCTTATTGTTAGCAGTATTTAGTTGGGTTTTAAGATCTTCGATTATCACTTGCTGTTCACGAATAGAGTTTCTATTTATAGAAATAGTATTTGCTTGCTCTTCGCAAGTTTTACGCAACTGTTCTACTGTATTCTGCAATTGAACAACTAATTGGGTTTGTTGTCCAACTTCGTTGTTTTTATTCTGTGTTACTTGATTTAAAGTTTGCTGAAGTTGTCTATTGGACTCTTCAGAATTAGAAAACTTAATATTAAAGGTGTTTTCTGCATCCTTTAATTTATCTTCTAGTGTTTTATACTTAGACTGTTCTACCAAAAGATGTGCTTCAAAAATCATATTAGTACTTAACAGATCTTGAGTTTTCTTTTGTAAGAACGGTATAATTACAGTTTCATTATAATTAGGTTCACTCATAATTTAAATTCCTATCAGTAGGTTCCACCATCAACAGTATCTATGCTGATAACACCCGATGCTGCATCAAAGTCAGTAGAATTGAATGCGGCAATACCTTTTGTGCTTCCGTCTGCTGCTGCATTTTGAATTGCTAATGTCAATGTTCCAGAACCTGATGTTACGCTACCATTTGTAAGAGAAATGGTCTTGTATTCTGGTGCTGCTCCAGATCCTGTACTTGCAAGAACTGCTCCTGCTGTAGCAGATGCAGAAAGTTTACTAATTGCAGATGAACCAGATGCATAAAGAATGTCACCTGTTGTATAGGTGGTTTGTCCTGTACCACCATATGCTGCACCAATTGCAGTACCATTCCATGTACCAGAAGAAATAGTACCTGTTGTTGTGATACTTGTCAAGTTCCCTGTGGTGATTACAGTACCGCTTACATTTGGTAATGTTATTGTATTGTCTGCGGTTGGATCGGTTACTGTAAGAGTGGTTTCAAATGTGTTATCGGTTGTACCTTCAAAGATTATATTGACAGGTAAACTAGTTTCTGCACCGTCTAATTTAGTACCAAGATAGAGATCTCCACCCGAAATTGAAACCAAACCAGTACCAGACGATGCATTGTTTATACTTAAAGATGGAAGAGAACCAATTATACCAGAACTTGTATTTGGACTTAAGAAAAGAGTTCCGTATGGTCCAATGGTTAGATTGTTGGTAGTTCCACTGTTTGTTGCCAATGTTGCCGTGGTGTTTCCCAAATTAAGAGTAGCATTTCGTATTGCAGCAGTACCACTTGTAGCACCCATCGTTAAAGTAGTAGCAGCACCACCAATATTCAATGTGGTTGCGGTTGCATTGAATGCACTAAAGGTTGTACTACCTGTAGTAACACTTGTGGTAAAGTTAGGAGATGTTCCGAACACCAATGAACCAGAACCAGTTTCATCGGTAACTGCGGAAGCTAGATTTGCACTAGATGGCGTACCTAACCATGTTGCAACACCAGAACCAAAAGAAGTAATACCAGTACCACCAGATGCTACTGGAAGAGTACCTGTAGTAAGTGCAGAGGATGATGTTGCATATACCGCTCCGTTAGTTGTAAACGAAGTTAATCCAGTACCACCTACGCTTGTTGCTACGGTTGTGAAACCAGAACCAAGAGTACCAGATGTAAGAGTACCAACAGATGTAAGAGAAGAACCAGTAACACCAGAACCTAATGTTGTACCATTAAGTACAGAAGTACCATTGATGTAATATGCTTTACCAGAAGCAATGTTAAAATGCTCACTTGAGTTCCATGCATCGGCAGGAATACCTGTGGTTGAATTATCATACCAAATAATGGTTTTATCTGTTGCACCCTTTAAAGTAATACCACCACCATCTGCTGTTGTATCTGATGGTGTAGCAACAGAACCAATTTCAATGTTTTTATCATCTACGGTTAAAGTTGTTGAATTGATAGTAGTTGTTGTACCTTCAACAGTAAGATTACCCTTAACATTAATGGTTGCACCAGTAGAACCACTACCAAGATTAATGGTTGCAGTAGAAGAGCCAATTGTCATGGATGTTGCTGCTGCACCTATTGTTATGGTTGTAGCATTAGCATCAAAAAGACTTGCGGTTGCTGCTGAAGTTTTTAGATCTCCACCATTTACATTCAAATCACCAGCAACTGTCATTTCTGCGGTGGATGGATTGTATGATAATGGTCCTGTAGTATCATCAAC